ATTCTGATGCTTATCTTTACCACAGATGGACCATAACAACCAGATATTCAAGCTACCTTTATCTCTATGAGATGGAGGCATTCGTTCATGAAGAAAAAGCTATTAAGATAACTGGACTTCAAAGAGACTTTGTTGGTGGAGAGCTTAAGGAAGTAGACTATGCCATTAAGAAAATCGAGCATCATCCTACTGAGGAAAATACCCTTCTAGTTACTTTGCATGATAACTACCAGGAAGCCTTTGATGAAGTAGAAGGTGCGATCACCATTCATTACAAAGGTCAGCTGGGAAATCTCATCGGGTATGGTGGCGCTTTAGAGGACTTTACAGTAGGCTTTGATCCAACAGAGCTCATCTCCTCACCTAATCCTGGCATCGAGGAAAGGTTAACGGTAGGAACAAATACCACAACAATTTTGATACCAATAACCTATCACAATATATACGACCTATCCGAGAGAATACGGGTCGTTGGACTTACAATAGCAACCCAGCTGATCTATTCAAGTATTGAAAATCCATAGGAGGAATGAGCATGAGGGCAGAGATAAAACCCAAGTTTCACAATAGATTTGACATTGTAGTAACTAATGTCGATACGGGTGAAGTGGAATTAAGAGGCCAAGCTGAAAATATGGTCCTTGATAGGATTTATACCAGACTTGTGGCCTTTAGTAGTTACTTTGACCAGATCGTGTTTGGCTCTGGTAGTGGAACCATGGATCCAACAAGAACCACACTTTTTAACCGAGTGGGCAATAAACCTTGCTCCACCGTAGAGCTGATCAGGGCATTTCCTGTATCTAAATGGACTAAATCCATAAGGCTTGAAGCTACTGAATTTAACGGAAATATTCTCACAGAGGTTGGTATCAGCGAAACTACAACTAACATAAACACCCACGCCATGATAACAGACGCAGAAGGAAATCAACTAACCATAGAAAAGACCCCGGTAAGGATCATAGATATTTATGCCACAGTGTTTGTTGAGTTTGATGAGTTTACAGATGGTGGTGAATGGTATACAACTCTAAGAGACTATCTAGCTGGTGCAGGAAGTGTACCCTCTAACACCTTGGCCATATCAACCAGCAAATATCTATGCCAGCCCAATGTTGGCATGAGTGCCACAGTTACCACAGATGCTGTAGCGAGAACAAGAAAATTAAATTGTCAGTTCAGCAACTATGCAGTTCTTGGAATCGAGGCTACGGGCAGCAGATATTTTGGAAAGACCTTCAAGGATAGAAAACTGGACATCCCAGTGGATAGGCTGATATGGACAGGTGTTGGATCACTGCCTGTGACTTACGATGGAGATATGTATTATGAGTATGTGGTTTCTGCGGAGGAAGCCGCAGCCAACAAGCTGTTTCTAAACTTTAAGACCACTGATATTGAAGAAGTCAAGGTAAATGGTAATGTGATCACAGACCACTACTTCACCGAATTTGGAGATTTTAACTATGCAAGCGAGGAATTTAGTTTTCTTGATGTCCTTGTTATTCCAACATCCTATGCAAAATGGACTGAAGTTATCAATAATCATTACTTCCACACCGGGACAATCAGTAGTACTAGACAATGTGGGATGGTAGAGCTTTATTCAGAGGAAGGCTTTAATTTTGTAATCAGCTTTAGGACAAGGCAAGGTTATGCCAGAAGCTACTATGATTTTGCCACAAAGGATAACTCTGAAGATGCATGGGTCAATTACGTTACCGGATTGGGATATAGTTCCAATGAAACCACCTATAGATATATCCATATCAACACCACTCAGAAGTATTTGAGAATCAATTGCTACATTACAGAGGGCTATGGGAGTATGGAGTTCTTCGATTGGCAAAGCTACCTGCTTCCAATTATGAAGTTCAATACTACAGTTCTTCAAGAAGGAGATATCGTGCTCATTAAAAGGCACCATATCAACGAGATACCTAAGGGTACCAATTATCTTCTTAATGCCGAGGCTGTTTTAGTACTTGGGGAGGGGGTTTAATTGGATCTTGTGTTTTCTACGACCGGAATCATAGGTCAGGGAAAATACCCTGACTTTCTTCAGTTTCCAAAGACAGAAGGACAGCTTTTTTATCTGACAGGGGAAGAATTGTATGGAAAACCTTCTGAGAAATTGAACGGTGAGTATAGCTCCCCCACCTGGCTCTCTCCTATAAAGATCAGTCCTGATGTTACAATCAAGCAGCTGGAACTTCAAATCCTTCAGGGATTTGGTGTCGCGGGAAGCTATAGAACCTCTGATACCCATAAGCTATTAATCTATGAGTTTGCTTTTGAAATGGAAAGATACCTTAACAGCGGTTCCATTAAGCATTCCATGGATACCCCTATTGCTTCTTTTACCTTAAGTCTTGATAATCCCTTAAATGAAAATCCTGAGTATGAAGGTAATGTGGCCATTTCAGAAGAATCAAGCCTTCTTTCACCAGGAAGCAAGGTGGAGTTTGAACTAGTTATGGGAGATAGTGAACCTTACCCGATGGGAGTATTCTATGTGGATCGAAGCAATTTTTCTCTTCTATCTGAAGCTGTCAGTGTGGATGGTAGAAACATAATAGGTAAAGCCCTAGGGGATCAAAGCTTTGATGAGGAGAACTCATACTCATACATGGTCCTTCATGAGATTTTGAAGGATATACTGTTTAGGGCGAACATAAGCTCAGATGAGATGCTTGTAGAAAACACCAGCATTTATGCAGGCTATCAATTTGATGCGAACATGAGCTGTCTTGAAGGGATCATGGAGATTCTAAAGGCTCTCGATGGTTGGCAAGTAAAAGAACTTGTAGATGGAACGGTAGTAATAGGATCTTCAAACTATGCTGGTTTTACAAGAAATACCACCTACACCTTTTACAGGGGTAAAGACATTTTTACAAGAAGCATTGTACGGGATGATCAAGAAGCCTATAGACGAGTATGCGTCCACAACCAAGACTTCTCTCTTAAAGTCTACAGGGATGTTGAAACCTATACCGGTTGGAATTTACAGGCTAATAAAACTCTGTATGTGAATGTACCGGAAGGAACCTCACTAACCGATGCAGAAAGCTATGCAAACCAGATAGCTCTAAGCCTTCAGTATGTTGGTAAGATCGAGAGTTTCACTGGGCCATTCAGACCACAGCTCATACTTGGAGACGAAGCAGTAATCGTTAGTGATAAAGGTTCTTCTAACCTTGGACTCATAACTGAAATAACTCACAGGTTTGGGAAGGACGGATTCTACACCGATTTTACAGTGGACAGCGGAGGAAGAATTGGAAAAGGAAGACTTAGTGACTACATCGGAAAGATAACAAAAGATAAAACTAGCAGTAGCAGGGTTTATGAATAAGAACTGATGCCTTATAAATAGGGCATTTTTTTATACACAAAAATGAAAGTGAGGAAATTACATGAGAGATATTTGGACTTTTATTCAAATGGCTTTTGCAGCCATTGGTGGTTGGTTTGGCTGGTTTCTAGGAGGTTACGATGGATTTTTATATGCCCTGATCGCCTTTGTGGTGATTGACTATATTCTTGGAGTGATGTGCGCTATTTTAGAAAAGCATCTTTCAAGTGATGTAGGTGCTCGGGGCATTTTCAAGAAAGTGGTGATCTTCTCCCTTGTGGGCATTGCCCACATTATTGATCAGAATATCATCAGAGATGGCAGTGCCATTAGAACCGCAGTGATTTTCTTTTATCTATCCAATGAAGGAATCAGCATCATTGAAAACTCAACAAGACTTGGACTACCTATCCCGGAAAAGCTAAGAGACATCTTGGAGCAGTTAAAAGACGGAGGGGATAAGGATGGCACTAGGTAATTTAAAGTCAAAGTACATGACCAGAAATGATTGCTATACAGCTGGAAGAAAGATTAAACCTAAAGGCATTATGGTTCATTCCACTGCAACACCTGGTGTGATGGCTGCTGATTGGTTTAGTAGGTGGAACAAATCCTATAAAGCTGGAGAAATCAACCGTCAAGTCTGTGTCCATGGCTTCTTGGATGACAAAGAAATCTGGCAGTACCTGCCTTGGAACCACAGAGGCTGGCATGCAGGTGGCAAAGCAAATGACACCCACATCGGTTTTGAGATTTGTGAACCGGGTGGGTTTTCCTATTCTAAGAATCAGATGGTAGGCTATGATGTGAAGAAAAATGAAGTTTACTTTAGAAAAGCGTGGCAGAATGCAGTAGACCTTTGTGTGTTCCTCTGTAAAGAGTATGGTCTGACTGAAAAAGACATCATCAGCCATGCAGAAGGGAATAAAAAAGGGATTGCATCAAACCACTCCGATGTTGGCCATTGGTTTCCAAAGCATGGAGAGAACATGGATACCTTTAGGGCAGCGGTAAAGCAGGCTCTGGCAATTAAAGATGAGAAGGTTCAAAGCTTTCAGGTAGGGGATGTGGTTTCTATTAAGCCATCGGCTTCTAAGTATTATCCCGGTGGACCTACAATCCCAGCATGGGTCAAAGAGCTTCACCATAAGGTAACCCAGACGGACTTCAATAATAAGCCAGTAATTCATGCAGGAAAGGTATGCGTCCTTCTTGGTATGCGGGTGGATAAGAAAACAAAGCAGGAATCTGCCGGAATTATGACATGGGTAAATGAAGATGACCTGATTCTTGTAGATCGTATTAGGGATGACATTGAGGAAGATATCCAGCCTAAGAAATACTATAGAGTACAGGTTGGGGCTTTCAGTAATCGAGAGAATGCAGAGAAACTCATGAAAGAACTGACGAAATCCGGCTTCAAGTGCTATGTGAAATACGAATAAAAATAAGGCTAATCAAACAAAATTCAATGTTTGGTTGGCCTTTATTTTTTGCCGGTTAGCTGTTTTCTAAGACTGATTATAAATGGGGTGTAAACCTTTGTAATGCTTGACTTATAGGGACTTTAGAGTGATATATAGACTACCCCAAATAGAAAGGAGGACGCAGCATGCGAGTTAGGGTAATCAAACCTATTGCAGCAAAAGAAAAGAGATTAAAAGTATGTGCATACGCTCGAGTTTCAACTGATAGCTTGAAGCAGGAAGACTCTTTAGAAAATCAGACATCTACCTATGAGCGTATCATTACATCAAATCCTGCTTATGAATATGTAGGCATTTATGCAGACCAAGGCATCTCCGGTTACTCAGAGAATAGACCAGCATTTAAATCTATGATTGAGAAAGCCAGGGCAGGAGAGATTGATCTCATCATTACAAAGTCGGTTTCAAGATTTGCACGAAATACCGTCACCGTTCTGAAAGTTGCAAGAGAACTTAAGGAACTGGGTGTCGGTATTTTTTTTGAAGAACAAAATATCAATACGTTATCAGGGGACGGTGAGATGATGCTTACTGTCCTCGCTTCTTTTGCACAGGAAGAGTCCAGAAGCATGAGTGAAAACAACAAGTGGACCATGAAGAAGAAATTTGAGCGGGGCGAGATTATGGTCAACACCAAGCGCTTTATGGGCTATGACAAAAACGAGTATGGTGAGCTAATCATCAACCCCGAGGAAGCAAAGATTGTACAGAGAATTTTTAACATGTACCTTCAGGGAATCGGATCTTTCAAAATAGCTGCAAAGCTAAATGAAGAAGGGGTTCAGACGATAACAGGAAAGAAGTGGCAGGATACCACAATCAGAGAGATGCTAAAGAATGAGAAGTACAAAGGGGATTGCCTTCTTCAGAAATACTACACCCCTGAAAACATGAGAGGACGAACTGTTAGGAACAACGGTGAGGTTCAAGCCTACTACATTGAAGAAAACCATCCAGCCATTGTAAGCACTGAGGACTGGGAGAAGGTTCAGGAACTTATGGAAAGGCAAAAGAAAAAACGAAAAATCGGCGCAGGAGGGGTAGAGAAGTACAAGAACAGATACCCCTTGTCGGGAATGCTTATTTGTCCACACTGCGGAAAAACACTAAGACGGAAGCAGGTTTACGACAAACGCATTGAGTGGTGGTGTTCCACCTACATTACTAAAGGAAAATCCACCTGCAAAGGGATAAAGATAGCTGATGAAATCGCATCAAAGAAAAACATTACAGAGCAAACAGTGATAGAGGAGGTTATGATCGATGGCGAGAAGTATTACAGTTATACCAGCAAGGCAGACTACGACAGGGGAATCAGAAACGAACCAGATGCCCCAGCTACAGAGAATGGCAGCCTACTGCCGCGTGTCAACAGACAACGAAGAACAGCTATTAAGCTATGAGAACCAGGTAAGATATTACACGGAATACATCAACAACAGCCCACTTTATACTTTGGCCGGCATTTATGCCGATGAAGGAATCTCAGCCACCAATACAAAGAAGCGTGAGAACTTCAATCGGATGATAAAAGACTGCAGAGATGGAAAAATAGACATGATCATTACCAAATCCATCAGCCGCTTTGCAAGGAACACACTGGACTGCTTGAACTTTGTCAGAGAGCTGAAAGAACTGGGTGTGGGGGTTATATTCGAGAAGGAGGCAATCAACACACTCGATGCCAAAGGAGAGGTGCTACTTACCATTCTCTCATCCCTTGCCCAAGATGAAAGCAGATCCATTAGCGAGAACTCTACCTGGGGTATAAGAAGGCGATTTGAAAACGGACAGTTCAAGATGAGTACAAAACGCTTTCTGGGTTACGACACCGATGAGAATGGTAATCTGATCATCAATCGAGAACAGGCTAAAATTGTAGAGCGGATCTACGATGAGTACCTTTCAGGGAAGACCGTAGACCACATCAAGCGAATTCTTGAAAGAGAAGAAGTGAAGAACTGGAATGGTACAACCAAGTGGCATGCAAAGACGATTCAAAGCATGCTTCAGAATGAAAAGTACAAGGGTGATGCCATTTTGCAAAAGAGCTACACCGTTGATTTCCTGACTAAAAAGCGAGCAAAGAATGAAGGCCACATCCAGCAGTACCACATCGAAGAAAACCATGAAGCCATTATTGACCCGCTGATTTGGGAAGCGGTTCAGCTGGAATACGATAGAAGAAACAACTACATCGAAGAACATGGGACCAACTCTTATTCACACAATCCAGAAAGAAACTTCTTTGCAGGAAAGGTAGTCTGTGGAACATGTAATCAAGCTTTCACGAGAAAAGGCTGGAAGTCAAAGAACCAATACAGAAAAGTATGGCAATGCCAGGAACGGTATAAGGTCAAAGGGGTACAGGGCTGCACCAACAGGCACATTGATGAAGCGATTTTGACTGATGCCTTTATCATTTCCTGGAATGAACTCCTTGATAACAGAGAGGAGCTTAAAAAGAAATGGGAAACTACCGCAGAGTTTGGAAACCCGCTGGAGCAGTACAGAGCTGTCCAGTTTGCAGATATGACCGAAGGTGCAAAACATATTAAAGAAGTCGATACGGAGTTCATATTAAGAACCTTGGACCACATCAAAGTTTATGAAACGGGGAGTCTCATCATCCGCTTTATGGACGGAACGGAGATGGAGTGCAATGGGGAATAAGCAGTATGAGCAACTGATTTAGGGGTGATCTTAAGTCAGTTGTTTTTTATTAAATTCAAAGTAGTTGGAAATAATATTAACAACTATATTGACAACTACTAATAACATGTATATACTTTAACTATTAGGAGGGATATTATGGTAAGAGAATTAGTGGCTCAATGCCCAAGATGCAGTGAAAAATTGATAGCAACAAAATTGAGTTGTAATAATTGTGAACTAGAATTAAATGGTGATTTTCCTCTAAGTAAATTTGACTACCTATCTACAGATGAAATTGACTTTATAGAGAGCTTTCTTAAGGCGCAAGGAAACTTCAAAACTCTTCAAAATGAAAAAGGTCTATCATACCCTGCTGTAAAGAAAAAATTTAGTAGCATTTTAGCAAAATTAGATTTGTCTCCCACAAATAAAGAAGAGAGGAGTGAAAGCAATATGATGACCGTGGATAATCAGCCAATTACAGAAAATGATAGCTTGGTCGTAAAAAGAATAAAAACAAAATTGAATGATAGTGGTGGTATTACTTCCATTCCACTGTATAGTGGAGATCTTTGTGAAATAGGTTTTGACCCCAACGGAAAGGGACTAGTGTCAAATAAGATTCCTGTACCTAATCAGCTTCTTTGGGAAGTGTTTGATGCAGCTGTTGAAGTTGTGATTCAAAATGGGGGCAAAGCTATGAAGGGTAAAGCTCGTTCAGGTGCTAAACTTGGAAGTGATGACTTGCCGCTAGATTCAGTAGAAGGCTATATAGCACATAAGGTGCATGGTGCCGAACTAGGAGAGACGGCATTTGGGCCGGGATTTGTAATAGCGGCCATTTTGGACTGGGCGGAGATTTGCCATAATGAGAGAGGATTTCTTTCTATCGAGCCGTCATTTCTAGTTGATTTAGATAAAGAGTAAAGGGGGAATACATTATGGGAAAAGAGCAGTTTGATATCTGGTTAGATGAAAACACAAACCTTTCTGATAGAACAAAGAAAAACTATTCATTGAA